ACTGGATACTAATGACATAGTTTAAGCACCTGGAAAGTATTGTACTGAGATGGTATCGTTAGTGAGGGTAGCTGATTTAATGCTTCTATCTAATGCACGATAAGTGTCGTAGTTGTCAAAGATAGTATAGTCAGATACTTCTGCTTCAGCTTCACGTAGAGCAATCCACGCTTGCTGTTCATCTGTTGACAACATCTTTGATAAAGTATCATTACCAATCATACGTTGTTGGTAAGTTCTAGCTGCTCGTAGTGTGATATATCTACGTGCTATTTCTGGTATCTCATCAAAGGGTAAAAGTACGACCATATCAACTTCAATATCATCATCAAAAGTGTACTTATTACCAATGCGGTCATACAACTGTCTACCTCTTTCTACGACATCAATATTGTAGTCTCTTAGTAGATTAGTTTTGTCTATTTTAACAACATTAGAAGGTAGGTTTATTGTCTTATTAGCAGTTCTAATTAGTTTGTATCTTATTTCTGTATTAAAATGCCAACCTGCTGACTGTACATCCCTGCTTACATTATCAAGGACCACTTCAGCTATTTCAGCTTCTTGAAGACCAGATCCCAATGTATTAATTGGACTCTCTCCAATGCTGGTCAGCATGACATTGACAGCATCTAGTTCAGTAGTAGGTGTGGTTACACTCATAGTTGTTTTAATATGTGGGGAAAGGAGGGACTCTGTAGCGAGAGGTGTGTGGGAGGTGGGTGGAGCTACAGAGTTACCCTCCCTAAAAAAGAAAAAAGGCAGAGCAAGCCCGAACACTTGATGCCTTAAAACGCTATTAGGACAATGCAGCACTAATAGCTACAGCCATAGCTGGCCTTAACACGTTATGTCCCATAGCATATTTGGATACGATTAACGTACCCTGTCGTTGAATTTGATACTCAGATTCGACACTAAGATCCAACAACTTAACGGTAGCAACCGCATCTTTATGCATTACAATTGCACGTACTTTCTGAGCTTCAGTAAGAAGACTTACTGATGCACCATCCGCATCATGACCGTTGGAATCAGTACCAACAGTAGAACCTGCTGATGCTGATGCACTGTAGTCATCAGGAATATTGTATGCTTCAGTACGAGCAGAATGTGGTGATGCTAATGGTTCTGGACCAGTAGTATCATACTTAGTACCTGAACTTCCTCCTACCCAGAGTGAATCTGCATAAGATGAAGAAGTGTAGTTACCCATGTGAGGTGTGCGAACTACAGGAATACCTGCAATTGAAGGAAGATTAAGATCCTTCACGGAACCTTCACCACCTACATCACGGTTGAAGGCAATTAAATCTGAGACTGACTCAGAATTAGTTGTAGTCATGAAAAGTTTGTAAAACTGATCTGTACTTGTAATACAAACCAAGTCCTCCAAAGGTGCTCCTGCCATTTCAAGAATACGTTTAGCTTCAAAGATTCCTTCAATAAATTTCCCTAGCTTTTTACCTTGAGCTAAAGTTCCAATGTCAACATTGGCAGTGAAGTCCTCATCATCAAATGCTTTGTAATCTTGGACAAGTTTAGATGCTCTTTCTTTATTAGTAGCAAGTGCAGCTTTTACTGCGGTTCTAATGATGTTTTGATCTGCTACTTTAGAAAGACCATAACCTGCTTCCTGAGTGTAGATTGATCTGACATCATAATGTTGCATCGCCTCATCAATATTGGGGATGAATTGAGCATTAATTAAGAGATCATCTACTGTTACAATTCGCTCAGAATTCTTTGCAGTTACTCCAGGTGCAATTTCATATCCTGGTGTATGATAGGCAGCATCACGGTACTTACCTGTCATAATAAATTGGGCCGATTTCCCTTTAGAAATGGTCCTAGTACGGCAGTAAGGCATCATCATGTTCTTCGTCTGGAAGGCAGTCATGACCTCACCTGCGTACAATTTTAAAAATAAACTACGAGTATCGTTGGCAGCATTAGTTTGACCAGAACGATGACCCGTATAATCAATCGCATTAGAATTACCTAATGGCGATGTACCTGTAAAAGTAGCCATATTATCTTAGTTTAGCTATAGGGTTTAACTGTGCCTTTATAACTATCCTAAGTTTCAATTAGAGTTGTCCTCCTCAAAGGGCTAAAATCTACTCCGTTAGTATCTGTTTTTATAGGTCACATAAGATTAGATCGTGCAAGTTTTTCTGCAACTTGGTCACGGAATGCAGGGTCTGTTGCGTACTGTTTATCTGACATAGCACTCCTTAGTTCAGCGAGTGAATTAAATTTACCAGTACTAGGTGTCCCTGTATCACCACGTAAAAGGTTAGGTTGTGAGTTCTCTGCCATGTAACGTGCATTAAGATTCTTAATTGCAAACATGGAATCAGAGGGGTTTGAACTATCCATAGCACGGTTGAAAGCATCTACTTCTGTGGAAGGCAAATTATTCGTTGCCCATTCCACTAAGTTTTTAAAGTTTTCTTGACCGCCTACTTCACTATATGCACTTTGTACAAACCGTTCTTGAAGTGCTTGTTGTCCTTCGATCCAGCTATCCACCATTTCTTTAGGAATACCTGCTTTAGCAAGCTCATTATATGAGTTTCCAGTAAGTCCACCTTCCTGATTATATTCCTGGTAATACTTATCGAAACTTAGTCCCTTATCTTCAATGAAATTTCTAGCCTCATCCTGAGTGGCTTGCTGTTCTTGGACTTCTGACTGTGGTGCTTGTTGATCGGCTTGCTGTGGAGCTTGAGACTGTCTTGAATGGAATTCCTTTTCAAGCTGACTGTAAGCCTGTGCTAGATCTTCGGCATTGTTAAACTTTTCTGGAAGCCAAGTAGGACGGTCAGGATCTTGAGCTTGAACACTGTTAGCATTCTCTGCTTTTTCTATCATCTCCTGAACATGCTCTTGACTCTCAGGTTCAGGTGCTTCATGAGTTTGTACTCTATCTACCATTATTGTCCTTCTGCTTGTTGCTGTTGCATCATTTGACCTTCTTTCATAGCTTTAGCAATCTCTGGTGCTGCTCGTTCTCCAGCTTTAGCCATAGTTTGTTGCATCATCAGTTCTTGCTGTTTCTGTTGCTGTGCTTGCATCTCCTGCTGTTTCTGTTCTTCTGTCTTGAGAAGTCCTTCTGTGTCAATTCCTAAAGATGCACCTAATCTATCTATGTACTCAGGAATATTAATCTCCTGTTGTACCACTTCTGGACCCAAAGGTTGTAGATACTGTAAGAATCCTGCGAGTTCATTGAGATCCTGTCCTCTTCCCAATGCCTCAACACCAGTAACGATCATAGGTTTCAATGATTCGTCAGGGAACTTAGGCAGTTTCTTCTCCCTTTGCATCCTGCTCATGAGGATTGACACTAATGGTAGTTGAAACTCTTGACTTAGGATGGAGTAAACTCCTCCTAGTGCAGTTTCGAGTTCTTGATATGCCCTTCGTATTTCTTCTGCGGTGACACGTTCTGCATCTCTTCTTATCGCAGAGTTATTGAGGAACGCATAGGACAGTCTTTCTGTGAGAGTCCTTATTGTTTCCTGTGCTACACGAAAGTCATTGAACTTCTGTAATTGAAGTGTGCTGACATCATTAGCATCTCCCATGACGATTGCACCATTGGGACTGTCTGCTAATGATTTTAACCTTGTGGTCCCATTAGGACGGACAAGGAAAAGCACCTTGGCAGCAGCAGCACTGCCTTCTACGATGGACTGAGTAAGTGATTCAAGACTTTTCAAGTCTCCAATGTACTCCTCCACGTATCCTCTTCCATAGTCCTCAGAGTCAATGTGAGTGAACCTGAGTGGTATGAATGGACACTTACCTTTCTTAAACGTACCTCTGCTTCCTGGTACTTCTTCACCACCTAGTTCTTGATGGACAATCCATTTGTTATTGTCCCACTTGACACAGGTGTAAAGATCTACTGACTGCATTGGAACACTGTCATCTACGACAAGTGCTTTTGCTTTCTCAGGAAGTGAGAGAGGTGATACTGATTCCTTAGTAATGATCTCCAAGACGTTACCCATGACATCTCGCTTACACACGTATCTATCTAGTTTAAAGATCCGTGGGTCATCCTTTTCAGGAATGTAAAGGAGGACATTACCTGCGACAATCAGTTGCTTCAGTGCTTCAAACACTGGGACACGAATGGCACGTACCTCAATCTCTTGCATGACCATTCGTTCAATCTTAGATAGTGCTTCTTCTACTGCACCTTTCTGAGATTCGACCATCTGTTCTAGTTCTGCATCGTCAATGATTAGACGGAAGAACGGAGCATTGGGAGGTAAAAGGGAGAGAAGCAGTTTGCTGGCAAGGTTATTTACACCTCTTGCACCTACCGACTGAAAAGGAGTGGGTAATATACTTGAACCAGTATGTCCTTCTTTGGGTAGTAAAGACGGTATGGTTATAGCTGCTGCTTCTCTAGCTCTTGCTAGAAAAGTATATCTATCACTTGAATAGTTTTCATACTTACCTTGAACACTGCCAGTATACTGTTCTGAATCTGTGTTAAGTGTAATTGTTTCTACCATTTATTCCTTTTTTATGCTGCGATTCCTGACTTACCCGTACCAGGAACACTTACACCATAGTCAATTCTTAATCCTTTTTTACCCTTCTTTTTCTTAGCTTTTAAATCACTTTTCTTTTTACCAAGGACAAGCATTAAATCATCACGTTCTACATCACCGCCACGAGTTTCTTCTGTTACTGCTCCACCTTGGGTTTCATCAGTAAGACCTACTGCTTCCCTAAACTGTTCTGATACATTAGTTCCAATGTCAGTAAGTACTTGGTTTGTAGTACCAATAGTATCAGTAGCTACATCTTCAAGATTGTCTAAACCTGTTTGAATGTCATCACCTAGATCTTGATAGTCTTGTTGAGTTTCTTGTAAACCTTCTTTTAATTCTTTAACTTTGCCGTGGTCTTCTCCTGTAGCAATAGTAATGACAGTATCTAGCATAAGATCACCCATGTCCTTGGCATCTGTCATTAGCTTTTTTACATCACTTCCTTCTGTTACTTCTCCTATTGCATCGGTAACTGATTCACCTGCTGTAAGTGCATCTTTAACTCCTCCTTTAACAAACTCTGTAGCAGCACCACCAGTTTCATCTATCTTTGTTAAAACCTCGTCAGCCGTAATTATATCTTCTTGTACTATTTTAATATCAGGAGTTGACTCGGAGATCTTTTCACTGATCTCGTCCATCGTGGGTATCTGAGATATGATGTCATCATAAGTTGGCATCGTTGGAATTTCTAAATTCTTAATAGCCTCCTGAAGATTTCCTATCTCATTAGAAATTGATGCGTATGCTTCTGATACAATTGGAATGTACTTGTCACCAAAAGGAGTCCAAACTTTTCGGTATCTTGGTTTACTAGCACTTTTCTTTTTCTGGATCTCTGCCTGAAGTTTTCGTTTATCCTCTATGTACTTATCTAGCTTTGCTTCATAAGCTGCTTCAGCTACAGGATCTTCCCACCTCATTTTCCTAGAGTTAAAGACAAGATTAGTACCAGGATACTTTTCTTTTAATGCCTTTTCCTGTGCTTCAAGAACACTAGAATCCATTCTAGCACTTCCTCTTCCACCTCCTCCTCCAAGAGATGAGTAGTTTACTGATCCCATTTCATCAGCACCCCACATCATACCTTCGTTAAGAGCGTACTCTTGTGACTCGTCTACATGTAAAGTTTCTCCTGTTTTTTGATCTATACTTTCCATAAAACCAGTAACAGGGTTTATTTTACGTAGTACTCCTGGTCTTGAGAGTCTTCTTCTGAGTGCTGGAGACATAATTAACTTTTAGGTTTCTTAATTACGAGTGCTTTCTTACCTACTGCATTCTTCTTATTGGTACTAAATTTTGCAGCCTTACTTCCTCCAAAACCTGCACCTGTAGTAACCTGTTTAAGTGCATTGATTTCATCAGTCTTACCTTGGTTGGAATTATCTTGTCCAAACATTCCATCTTTAAACTCACCTAAACCCATTCGATCCATCCAGTTACCTCCTCCCCAGGATTCATCATACTGACCACCAAATCTATTCTGCCAGTTTGAGCCTCCCCAAGATTCATCCCACTGTCCTCCAAGTCTATTCTGCCAATTAGAACCTCCCATACTTTCATTCCACATTGCACCGAAATCATAGTCGGCATTTTTTGCATCATCAGCAAAATCTCCTCCAGCTTTTCCCATAGCTGACAATGTAGATGCATCACACATTGACATACTCCTTTCTCTCAGCATCCTGTTCAAAGGATTCTTCAAATAGTTTTATAATCATATCTACTACTTGTTGTTGTCCCTGTAACAACCGTAACTGATCCAAAGGAATGTCATGTCGAGGTAATTTATCAGGGAATAGTTCTTTAAGTTTAGTTATAAGTTCTTCTGTTATGTTATATTGACCTACCATCGTCTGAGAATGGCCCTTTCATACCACTTCGCATGTGTTTCCTGTGCAAGCAAGCTCTTGAGATGCTACTGTGTAGTCCTCTTTTTCATAATCTTTGAGCTTACTCCAATCTATTTCTGGCATTTTACTAGCCATTTCTTTGTACTCTTCTTCTGTGCATTCTTGATAAGGTGCTTGTTTATAAACATGATCAGAATGTGGTAGAAAACTAATACCACTTATGCTGTCAAAGTTTTCATAAACCCATGCTCCTACACTAAGCCATTCATCTTCTTTTACAGAGATAGTTACACTAGGCTTGTGCTCACACCAATGATCCTGGTACACCTTCCAAATCTTTAGTTGCTCTATGGCTGACATACTATCACGTGTGAGACAATTAGGTGGAGCTTGAACTGCAAATGAGAATACCATTGTAGTGTCAGGTTTCATGACATCAGGCTCATGTGGAACACCAGAATCAATCATGAACTGGCACAAAGGATCTTTAATATCCTGTCGTACTGTTCTGATGTAATGCTGTGAATGTCTAGTGTGTATACCTGATGCAGAGTCGCATAGTTGTGACACAGTACCACTTGGTTTAACACAAGTGATTGCTGCTGACTCATTGATACCTAGCTTATCGGCCCATACTTTGTTGGTCTGTCGTGCTACACTTCTAAGTGACTCAAGTAGGTCAGGTAGTTCAGTGTGATACTGTTGACCACAAGTAAGAATGTTGTCCATAATCCCTGTCAAGGATACACCTAGTAGCCTTTCATCCTCACAGTTCTGCTTCCATGCTTTCGGTAGGTAGCGGAAATTAGTGAGAGTGCTTTGCCATGTACCAAGTATGGTAGCCAACTTTACTTTACGTCTGAGATCATCCTCATCATCACTGCATCTAACGACTACCTCTGATAGATTACAGAACTCTCTGGGCCGAAGAATTATTTCAGAACATGGATTCGTCCCGAAGTCATCTCTAGGATCTCTATAGTCGAATCGTTCGACTTGTTTTCTTGCATTGTATGAACTGTAGAACCCACGTTCTCCAGATTTCGAGTCGTATAGGGAAGCCCACTCTCTAAGGAAGGTTCCAGTGTCAGGTTTGGAGTGATAATTGGCACTGTTGTTTGCGAGTGCTCTGTGTCCGAAGTCTTCCCACCATGCTCCCGATTTGGC